TGTGGCGTTCCAACTGCCGCCGGCGCATCCCGAGCAAGGCGATCTCGTGCAGCAGACCGCGCGCGCGGTCAAGGAATTCGGCGAAGTCCTGGCCGAGCTCGCCGGCGCGATGGCTGACGGCACGATCACTGAGGCCGAGCGCCGATCGGTCGCGCTCCAGATCGCGGACGTGCATCAGTCGCTGGCGGCGCTGCAGGCGCTGGTGGCGCGGAAGGTGGCCGCGTGAGCGGGCGCCGGTACTTTCGCACGGCTGTCGCGCGACACGAGCCGCTGGATCAGCCCGACGACGGCCAGCCACTGATGACGCTGGACCAGGCGTCCGCGTATCTCCAGATTTCCGTCTCGGCGATGTACCGCTTAGTGCGGAAGGACATGCCGCACCGCAAGGTCGGCGGGCGCTTGCGCTTTCACCGCGGCGAGCTCGACGCGTGGACGCGCCGCCATCGGGGGTCGGCGGATGGACGCGAGTTGATGCGACTGATCCGGTAAAACGAGAAGCCCCGGCTGCTGTGAACAGTCGGGGCTGAGCACACCTGCACATCAGATAGGAGCTGATGCACCGATGGCCGAAGCCAATTCTAGCGCAATGCGATCGGTAACGGTCGAGCGGAGGAAGCGATGACGCCGTACCTACTGATCGCGAGATTCACCGCCGCGCATCCACTGCTGACGCAGATCGTGTTCTGGTTGGTGGTCCTGAACGCGGCGATCTTGATCGTCCTAGCGATCGCCTACCAACGCATGGCGGATGACGAGAACGAGCAGTCGGTGCCGGCCGCGCCGGGCCTGCGTCACGACCGGCAGCGAGTCGGGTGACTGCCATGGTGACGGTTGCGCAGCGGTGGGAGACCTTCCGTCGGACGTTAGTGGTGTTCGACGAGCTCGACGTGAAGACGCAGCGGTTGCTGCGCGCGGCCTGGTATGCCGGTGGCGCGGCGATGTACGAAGCCGTCCTCGATGCCGCCGAAGGACCGGAGGATGCCGGCGTCGATCGGATGGAGGAGATCCATCAAGAACTGCTCGCCTACGTCAGTGACATGGCGAACGCGACGACGCACCGATTAGTGCCAGGTGGTCGCGCGTGAATCTCCCGATTCTCGGCCCAGGCCAGTGCTACGTCTCCGACGCCGACTACCGGAGGTACTTCGCCGAGCAGATCCCCGAAGAGCCGTGCCCTGATTGCGGACAGCCGATGGAATGCGGCGCCGAACGGTGCCAGGCCTGCGAACGGAAGAAACACGAATTCGACGTGAACGCCAACGACCCGAGAAGGTGGTAAGCCGTGCGCATCCTCAAGCTGGTTGCTGAAAATATCAAGCGGCTGTCGGTAGTTGAGATTCAGCCAGACGGCTCGCCGGTCATCGTCATCGGCGGTGAGAACGAGGCTGGGAAATCAAGCGTGCTCGACGCGATCGCCATGGCGCTTGGCGGCAAGGATCTGGTCCCGAGCAAGCCAATTCGGAAAGGGCAATCGCGCGCCAGCGTGAAGGTCGATCTTGGTGACTACGTGGTGACGCGGACCTTCACCGAAACTGGATCCTCGCTGACCGTGACCAATCGAGACGGATTGAAGTATCCGTCTCCGCAGGCGCTCCTCGACGGCCTGGTCGGCAAGCTCACCTTCGATCCCCTGGCGTTCGCCGAGATGGACGAGACCACGCAGGCCAATACACTGCGCCGGCTCGCCGGCATCGATACGAGTGATCTCGATGCCGACTACAAGCGGGTCTATGACGAGCGCACGCTGGTCAATCGCGACGTCCGTCAACTCGAGGGCGCGCTGGCGAAGGCGCCCGAGCACGCCGACGTCGGCGTGGAATTGGTGTCGGCCACGCTGATCGCGACGGAACTCGAGGAGGCCGACACGCGCGCGGCGGAAGCCAGCCGGCAGGAGATCGAGGCCCGCGGCCGCGCCCTGACGCTCGACCAGGCAAACAACGCGGTGAAGGCGCGCGAGGCCGATCTCGCCCGTGCGCGCGAAGCGGTCAACGCGGCGGAGCTCGCCTTGAATGCCGCGGAGCTCGCCTTGTTTGATGCCGAGCAGGCGGCGCAACGCGCCATGGCCGATTGGGAATGGTCGCGTGACGCGACGCAGTTGGCCCTGAAGAAGGTGCCCGATCGCACCATTCTCCGCGCCCGCATGGCCACCGTGGAAGCCACGAATGCCAAGGTGCGAGACAACCAGGCGCGCGCCAAGGTGGCCGAGCAGCTCGCCGGCCGCAAGGTCGAGGTCGGACGGCTGACCACGCAGCTGAATCGCATCGAAAGCCAAAAGGCCGAGCGGCTCGAGCAGGCGACGTTCCCGGTCAAGGGCCTCGGCCTCGACGATGCCGGCAACGTCACCTGGAACGGGCTGCCGTTCTCGCAGGCGTCGTCGGCGATTCGCATCCGTGCCAGCGTCGCCATCGCCGCAGCGCTGAATCCGAAGCTGCGGATCTGCCTGATTCGGAACGGCAACGATCTTGGGCAGCGCAATCTGCAGTTGCTGGCCGAGAGCGCCGGAGAACACGGCTTCCAGTTGTGGGTGGAGCGGATCGCCGGCGGCGATGGCCAGGCGACCGTGATGATCGAGGACGGCGCGGTGGTGGAGCAGGCGGTGGTCCGATGAGCCGCGAACTGATGCTCGTCGACCTCTCGTCGTTGGCGTATCCCATCTGGCATACCTCGCAAGCCGACCCGGATCCGAACCACACGAGCCACCAAGTCGTGGCGCGCGTGCGGTCGCTGACAGCCAACCACCCACACGTCGCGATCTGTTGCGACAGCGGCCGCTCCTTCCGCAAGGACGTCTCCGCCTCGTACAAAGCGAACCGCCCCGAGCACGACGCGACGCTGCAGCACCAGATCACGCTGGCGCGCGAACAGCTCGAGGGCGACGGCTTTCCGGTCTGGGCGACGCCAGGCTTCGAAGCGGACGACCTGATCGCGAGCGCGACCGCGAAAGCGCTGCTCGAACCCGAGACCGGCGTGCTGATCGTGACCGGCGATAAGGACCTGCTGCAGCTGGTCGAGCCCCGGGTGCGCGCGATGTCGGCGAAGGATGGCTCGATTGTCGACGCGGAGGGCGTTGCCGCGAAGTTTGGCGTGTTGCCGACCCAGATGCGGGATTACCTGACGCTCGTCGGCGATGCGTCGGACAACATCAAAGGCGCCAAGGGTATCGGTCCGAAGAAAGCCGTCGAGCTCCTTGCGCGGTTCGGGTCGCTCGACAACCTGTACGCGGAGCTCGACGCGGTCGGGGGATCGGGCCTGGGCCTGCCACCGGCGTGCGTCGCTGCGCTGAAGGAATTTCGCGCGCAGTTGCCGGTCACGCGCGATCTCATCACCCTGCGCGCCGACGTCGAGATCCCGTTCCACGAGATCGCGGCTGACCGCGTCGAGAAGACCCGCGAGACCTTTGACACCTTCGCGACGGAGGGCGAATCCGCCGACTCCGACCCCGCCGACCAAGCCCCGTTACCGACTCCCGCGCACGTCGTCCCGCCGACCACGACGGCTGGCGCCTCTGACCTGGCGCCAGCCGACACGTCCGCCACGGGCTTGATGAAGCGCGAGTCGACGGATCTCCAGGCGCCGGTCGAGTGGCAGCTTCAGCCCCAGACCATCCGCGATGCCCGCGTGCTCGCGAAGGACATGTACGACTCTCGTATGTTCTCCGCGTATGGCACGCCGCAGGGGGTGCTGTCGACCATCATGGTCGGCCGCGAGCTCGGGCTGCCGGCGATGGCCAGCCTGCGCAGCATCCACAACATCGAAGGCCGGCACTCGCTGTCAGCGGCGCTGATGGCGGCGCTGGTGCTCAAGTCCGGCCTTGCCGAATATTTCGAGCCGATCAGTTTCAGCGAAACCGAGGCCACCTTCGAAACGAAACGCAAGGGCGCGCGCAATCCGGTGCGACTGACGCATACGTTCGAGATGGGGCTCAAGGCCTGGCCGAAAGAAAAAGCGGATTGGGAAAAACGGTTCCAGGCGAGCGGGTGGGGTCGCAATCCGACGGACATGTGCGTCGCCCGTGCGCAGGCCAGGCTCGCCAGGATGGTCTATCCAGATCTCCTGGCTGGCCTGTATTCGCCTGAGGAGCTCGAAGAGATGCGCGAGCAGCGGGTGGCCTGATGGCAACCGACCGCACGGACCGCGTGATCCAACTCCTCGAGTCGATCGATGCCGGCATCAAGGTATTGGTGGCCGGCTCGAAAGCGCGCTTGGCGTCGGCTCCGAAGCCAATCGCGAGCGACCGTGATCTGGACGGGAAATATGGCGACCCTCTCGTAAAACTAATGCCGCGCGACTGGTCCGGTCCGTCATTCCAGGGCCTGAAATTCTCAGAATGCCCGGCGGAGCTCCTCGATCTAATCGCGGAGATGCAGGAGTACTTCGCCGGTCAGTCTGACGCCAAGGGCGAGGTAACCGCCAAGGGCAAGCCGGTGGGCGACTACCGGCGCGCCGATGCCGCGCGTGCCCGCGGCTGGGCAAAACGGATCCGCGACGGTAAGCACGTGCCAGCTAATCCGGCCGTAGCGGCCTCACGAGAACCCGGCGACGAAGATTGGCCTGAGTCCTCGAACGACGGGTGGAACTGATGGCGTGGAAACAGCAACCCATTCCGACGCCAGGTCATCCGATCGCCAGAGATGGGAAGATCTACATCTGGGTCACATGGTTGGCGAAGCTACTCGGCGGCGAGCAGTGCGTGTGGAAGGTGTGGTTCCTCTCGCGATACCGACATGCCAAGCAAGCCGAGAAGAACGCCGAACAACTCGCCGAGTGGAACCGCGAACACAACCAGATGATGCGCGAGCGGAAGGCGCTCCTCGAAGAGGAAGGTTGGTCCGTCCAAACGGAACGCGATTTCAAGCTAGAGGGGCAGACCGCGATCATCGCCGGCAAGGAAGATCTCGTCGCCACGATGCCGGGCCACATGCTGATCGTCGACGGCAAGACCGGTCGTCGGCGTGACAGTGATTTCTGGCAGGTGCTGATCTACCTCTACGCCAGGCTGCACGCGCCGGTGAAGCATGACGACCGGATCAGGCTCGCCGGCGAGGTCTTCTACAAGCAAGGCAAGCCGATCGACGTGCGGGTGGCCGACGTCCAGCGCCACGAGCCGGCACTCATTCAGATGGTGCAGGCGATCGCCAGCCCAACGCCGCCGTCGCGCAATCCGAGCCGGTACGAATGTGAGCGCTGCAGCATCAGACGGGAAGACTGTCCTGATCGCTACCAGGCTGAGACCAGCGACGAACTGGTTCATACGGACGCATTCTGATGGGCGTCGTTCCGATCTTCAACGGCGCGGTGACCCAGGATGCGCGGCTCGAGCTCCGAGAGGAAGAGCGCGAGCTGCGGCGCCGCCATCTGCAGACGCTCGCCGGCCGACAGGTTGAGGTCGTCATCCGTCGGCGCCGAGA